ACTCGTGCGAGTTCTTTTGCGCCGTAATGGCCATGAGTGTTGTTTTTGTCTGCACAAGTAAGCAGCACGTTTAGTAGCCATTCACCTGCGTCTAAATCTTCTGCGTCGAAATCGTGCATTGCTACTTGCAAGGTCACTTTTTGCAGTTGAGTATTAGGGGTTTCTACTTTTTCTTTCATGTCGGGTGTCTTTCTCTTAGTCGGGTTTACTTAATTATTTATAGCACACCGGTATAGCACGGTAGCAGGCATCATGTCCATAGGCCATAAATCAGCCTGGCGCGTGGCGTAACAGGGTTTCGGTAGTGTCACGTCCCAGCGGGCAGGTATGTTGCAGCGTTTCAGGTTTGACCAGCCGGCAAGGTTTATTAAGTTGTCTTGCTCGATTATGGCAAGTACGTATAGCCCGTTTTTGTCATGGTCGTGGGTAAGTAGGCGGCCTGTTTGGCATCTTGTGGCGCGTACTTCGTAGCCGGCAACGTCGTTTGCTGTTGGGTCGTAACCTGTGTGATGGTATTCGACGCCAAGGTAAATGGCTAATGCCTGTTCGCCTAAACAGCCTTGCAAATTGGTTTGGTATGAATTGGTTACTTTGCGCCCGTAGTCTCGGTGCCGTTGGTTGTTGTTTATGCAGTCATCGGTTTTTAGTTTGGCAACTTTGTAGGCGTTAGCAAGTTCGCTTGGGGTTAATTCTATACGCATTATTGCAACTGTTCTAACTCGATTATGGCCAGTTCTAAAAACTTTGCGCGTGGGTCTTCCATGCGTAACAGGTCTTGGCGTAGTGCTTCCAGTTCGCCTATTAAATGGAATAGGTGCGTATTAACTGGTTTAGCAACGTGGTTTGGTCTTACTAAATCGTCAATAAAGGCAAACATTTTTTGGCGTGTTGCCTCAGTTATGCCGGTGTCGGGTTCTATTGGTTCTTGCATGTCGGGTGTCTTTCTGTTGTCGGGTTATTGGGCTGTTTTCCAGGGAGCCCAGCCACTATTTAACCATATTTGGTAGGCGGCTTTTGTGTTTATCACGGGGTCAAATAACTGTTGGCAGTCGGTCAGTACGCCTTGGGCCTGTAGCCAGCCTTGCGGCCAGTACGTCGAGGGGTTGCACCAAAACCCGTTTATTTGGTAAAGGCCATAACTGCCGCCTGCCGTATCGAGTGCGTTAAATGCGTCGCTCGTGCAACGGCTTTCACGTGCGGCCACTTGGGCAATGGTGTCAGCCTCGCTAGCAGGCCAGCCCAACACTAAGGCCAGTGACACTACGTTAAGGCAATTGCCCTCGTTAAACGGCGTTGTGGTCGTTGTGGTGGGCAGTAGTGGGGTTGCCTCGTAAACGTACTCGACGGCTACGGGGCGGCTTGGGCCGCTGTCAGGTAGCCCGGGCATTACCCAAGCCAACAGCGACGCGGCAATAGTGCAAACAGCGCCTAGCGCCAACTTTGCTACAAATGGGGTCATGGCATTTTCTCCAACTGGTAAGGCGTTTGCCAACTGTCGCCGGCAGCAGTACGAAACGCGATTTGACTAGCCAACACTTCAAGGCTGTCAGGGTTTCTAAAAATCTGTACTAACACTTGCTGGCCGTTATCCATACGGCCAATAAAACATTCATAGGTAAACGTTTGTAGTTCATTCATGCGTTGTAGTCCTCTTTTCGTCGGTCATAAAACCGTAGTAGGCACGTGTTACGCGGTGGGGGATACTGGCGCTAATCCTTGCAGGTATTGGGTTACGGCTGCAGGCACTTTGTCGCCAGGCCAATAAAACCAGTGCCAAGGCTCGGCCGGCATTACTTCCAATGACCAACCAAAACGCGGGCCATGCTCGCACATAAACTCAAACGTGGGGCCACTCATGTTTGCAAAGTCACAGGCCAAACCGAGGTTATGCCGGCTTGTACCGGGTACTGCCATTGGTGCGTTGCCGGGTTTCAGGTAATAGTTTTTGCCTTCGTATACGCGGGGCTTTTGCCCGGGTATTACGTCAAGTGTGTAGCGGGCCAAAAATCCTTGGCGCTGCAAACTGACACTGCGATAAGTATCGCCGGCGCTAATGGGCTTAAATTGTTTAATGCCGGCAGCAAACGCGGCAGCCCTAACAGCGTTATAGGCGTTAGCGGCCAGTGGGTGCAGTTTGCCGAACGGTTTAATGTCTACTAACAGGCTGGCGGGTAGTTCGCCCGGCTTAACGTGTTGCAACGAAGTAGGCAGTACCAGTTTTTTAATTGGTGGAATAGCCATTATTCAGTTGGCGGGGTTTTACTTTTAAGTCCGTTAGACGCCACAAGGCCCGACAGTGTGCCAGTCAAAAACACAAGCAACGTGGATAGCAGGTCTATTAGTTGCGCGTCGGTTGGGGCCTGTTCCATTGGCTGATCTACAAACAGCACGCCGTAAATAAACGCCATAACAGTAAAAGTAAAACAGACTGCCATAAGACGGCCCACAAAAACTATTAGCGCCGCGTGTTGCTGTTCAGGTGTTTTAATCATTGTCGCACGCCGCCTTTGTAAAACATTGGTAAGTTGTGTTGGTTTTAGAAACGGTGCAACCATTAAGCACCGCCGCTATAACTGCAACCATAAAAGCAAGTGCAGCATATTTAGCCCAACAATGCTTGGGCTTCATTTGCTGTTAGTCCTAGTTTGTCTAAGACTGCTTGCCGCGCGGCGGCTTTTGTGGCTTGGGCTTCGGCTTGTGTTTCGGCTTCGGCTTTATCTAGTTCGTGTTGCGCTAATTCCTCTGAGTTCATGTCGCGGATTTCATTGCCAATTTGTATTTGTGGTTTATTCATAATTTGCTCAACTGTTCGCTATTCCGTAGACACGGTAGTTACCGCTAATTGTTCCGCCGACCAAAAATGTTAAACCGTCGTTTGCTTCCGAAACGTCGTAAATAACAGAAAAGTTTATGTTTTTTGCGCCTGCTGTTCCGCCGTCTGGAAACCCTAAACCTTGCCCGTGAACCGTTGTTCTTGTACTTGCGGACAATGGTTGGAATACGAAAATGTTGTAGCCAGAAAATGGCGCCGTGCTTCGTAGTGCCGAAAAGTTCAGGCTTGTTGCGCCAACGCTTCCAGTTGATGTAGTTGACGATATTTTTTCACCGTAATAGTTTGCGGCTGTCCGTGGTGTGCCAGCGTTATTTACACGTAGCGACAAGTTTTGGTCAACGCTGCATGCTGTGACGTTTAAGGTAACTAAGTAGTTTTCGTAGGTGCTTGTAAAAGTTCCTGCTGCCATGCTTACTGTTGCAGCGGTTGTAAAACTTGCTCCAGTTATATAAACAAACCCCGGTGCAACGCCTACGGATTGCCAATTCGCGCCGTCGTAGTATTGCGTCGTGTTGGTTGCCTCGATGTAAGCAAACTGGCCCTCGGCAAGTGTCTTTTCGCCCGTGCCACCGAAAGCCGCGTCGCGCGTAACCGTGGTAGCAAAAACGGGTATGCCGCTATTCGTCACCGACAAATTGGCAGCGGTCAAAACCTCGCCGCTTGTATAACTTGGTACAAAAGTAGTTGCGTTAGCGCCCATGGGTTTACTTTATCCTAAAACGGGTTGAGGGTCTTGTATGTCTAGTTTGCCATAAATCGGGTCATTGAGTATGAACTGGTAAACGATTACCGTCGGTGCCGTGTAATAAGTGACGCGGTGGCCTGTAGCAAAATCTAAACGAATTTCTATGCCCTCGACAGATAACTCTTGGGCTACCTCACCGCCAGCAATGGTGTTCGTAATTGTGATGGTGTCGCCTAGGTCTACGGTGGTTAGGGTTTCCCGTTGGGCGTTGGTTAGCATTAGGTAATCGGTTTGCACGGCTGTAAACGTCGGTTCGGGTTCGCCTACCAAAAGGTAACTGGCAAGGGTGGCGGCGGCTGCGTCGTTGTGTAGCAGGCTGTTCGTAATGCTTGTGGTCTGAATTAGGTACTTGGCTTGGCTAGCCAAGTCGTCCGCTACTTCTGGGCTGGTTGCGCCTAGGTGCTGAATACTGGCCCTATTTACTACCTGGTCGGCGTTGTACGTTATGCCTAGCGAATTGTACGGAATCATTGTGCCGTCGTCGTGGAAGTCGGCAACACTGCCGCTAAGGGTATTGCCTACCCTCGGGTCAAAGTTTATTACCCCTGCCCTAGACATAAAAACACGGCCCTGTTCGGCCTGTTGAATTTGGTCTATATACGCTTTTACGTTTGTGCCTTCTTGCACGGTGTACGCGGCAGCGCCGCCCAATGTTTGCGTACCAGTGTTTATATTGCGGCTGGCGGCAGGGTAAGCAACTTCAGGCAGGTCTAGTACAGCGGTTAGGCGGGCGCTGGATAGTTCTTCGCTTACATTAAATTCGGCCAGGCTGGTTTGTGCTAATAAGTAAAAGTCATCTGCACAATAAACGGTGACCGTATCATTTCCGCCTAATTCGTATGAGTAATCATAGTTAACAATTTGCCCAACAAACATTGGCACAAAGGCGTTAACACTGTTGTAGCGGCCTATTGAAACGCGACGCAAGGGCGCAAGGGTGAACTGGCCGGCAGGGTCTACGAATGGGCTACTGGAATACAGCGGGTTTAATATGCCACCTGCCAACGTGTCGTCGAGGGTAAAGGTCATGGTTCCAGCGCTGAATTGGTCGCCGATTTCTCGGCGGCCTCGTGTTATCGAAATGTTTTTAGCGTATTGCAACATTGGTGCAAACTCAGTTAAACCGTCTAATACAAATTCGGTGTTATTTAATACGCCTCGGGTTGCTGAGTCCAGGGTAAACGCGTTTAGCATAAAACCCGTGTCTATAAATAGTTCGTAGTCACCGCTAGCAATTACTGATGTGGCCATTACGCCACCTGGATATTGGCGGGGCCGGCAGCCCTGTTGTAACTACGTATAGCGTTTATTACGGCTTCACCTGCAGCGGCGTTAGGTACCAGGCTAGACAAGTTAACTACGTAGGTGTCACCCGCTGAAGCCTGCAAACCTATTTTGCTTAGGTCGTTACTGGAAATTTGCCCAGTGCTGTAACTTTCTGTTGCTACGGTCATGCCGATACTGTCGGTAAATTCGGCTGCTATGCCTTTAAGGTCTGGAAGTTTAAGGCCTTTTTGGCCTAGTTTGGCTTGCGCTTTATCGAAGGCGTCTGTTACACCCTTAAGGTATTCTTGGGCATTAGAAACGCCTGCACCGTACCATTGGGCAGCGGCGGATTGACCTATTTCGTAGGCGGCTTGGTTTGCTGCGTCTACTAAAGCGTTAGTTTCTTTGATTGCATTTGCACCGCCAGCGATTAGTTCTTTAGCGATAGCCGCGCCGCTTTCCCCGCCGGCATCAAGAACGGCTTTTAGTGCCTCTTCGCTTAGCCCCATTTGCAGCAAAGTTTTTACGTTCTTGCCGTAGTCAACTATGCCCGCTACTTGGTCGCGTAGGCCTTGCAAAAATCCTGCACCGGTTTCTTCTCCAGCGTCTTTAGCGTCCTTAAAACTGAACGCTTCTTTAATGCTTTCGGTAACAGTTTGTGCAAAACTATCAAACTTTTCTTTGGCTGCTTCTAGTTCTTCTTGCGCTGTTTGTAATGCTTTTACTAAATCTGCTTTTAATGCTTCGGCCGCTTCTTTAACGGCCTTTGCTACAGCCTCTTGTTTGTTTTTTTGTTCTTCTAATGTCTTGCTGTAAGAGCCGCTAGCAGTTTCTGCTTCTTTAATTTTTTCGGTACTGTACGCCATGTTGTAGGCGGCTTTAATTGTGGCGCGGTCTGACCTAAAAATCATTTCGTAGGTGCTGCCTATTGCTTCTCTTTGGCCAGTAGTTGCTTTTGTATTTGTAACCTGTTCGGCGGTTAGTTCTTTTGTTCGGTTCTTAAATATGACCAATGCGCCCATGGCGACAACTAAGCCGGCAGCGATAGCAGCGGCACCTACGCCTAACGTCATTGCCGTATTTTTGGCGGTTTCCGATGCGGCCATAGCCCAGTTCAGGGCGGTGGCAACTATCATTACCGCGTTAGCCGTTTTTTGTACTGCTACATAGGTTGCTATAGCGGTTGCTATGCCGGCAATGGCTGTACCGATACCGATTACAACTCCAACGTGGTTAGCGGCCCAGTCAGAAAATGTAACTAGCATTGGTATTACGGCTTCGAGTGCCGGCAGTAAAGCCATGCCGATACTTTCTTTCATATCGGTTAATGCGCCTGTCATTAAAGCCAATTGGCCTTTTGCGCTTCGTCCGGCTGCGTCGGCTGCGCCTCTAAAGTTGCCGCTCAGTGTGTCTATAACGTCGCTGAGTGAAGCGCCGCTTTTAATCATTTGGGTTATTTCAGGTGATAGCCCTTTAAGGCCTTTCATATTGCCGGCGTAAGCAGCGGCTAACGCTTTGCTAACAGTGGTGAGTTCTGCACCTGTTCCCGCTGAAATGTCCATGGCAAGGCCCATAGCCTCAGTGGCCTCAGCAATAGACCCGGTGCCGCGTACCAGTTCGGCAAAAGCGGGCCGTAGTTCGTCATCTGCTACGCCTGATGCCCTACTCATTTGGGTAATCATTTGCTCAGTGGCAGCCACTACTTCATTGGTTGCGCCCACCGTGTTACGTAGCGCTACCGCTAGTTGTACTTGGCTTTCTTGGTCCTCGATAGCGGCTTTAACAGCGAAACCGCCGGCAACAGCCAATGCACCTAGCGCACCAATAGCCGGCAAGAAGGCCTTTTCTAAAACAAACCCTGCACGTTCCCCGTTTGTTTTTAGGGATTGCAGTTGCAGTATGGCCTTCTCGAAACCGTCGCCACCCAGGCTAGAAATTATGGGGATGTTAATTGCCATGGCTTACCTTTAGGTTTCTGTTTGTTTGGTCCATGACAGTTTGCACTATTTCCAGTACTTTTTGTTGCACTGGTTCCCTATTGTTTTCTACTGCTACGTCAATTGCTCTTGGCTGTGGCCCTACTTCAGTGTTTAAGTTGGTAACAAAAAGGCCCGGGGTTTGCCGGCCGGCATGGTCATAAATTGCACCGGCGGCGTCGGTCTGTTGTATAACCATAAGTTCATAGGGTTTAGCGCCAAAAACTACTTGCTGGGTGTAGCGTGACCCTAGTTCGTCAGTCTTATTAAAATTCACGTAGCGTTCTTTGCTTGCGCGTCTACCTACTTTTACCTTAAACCCTTTTTGGACGGCTTGGGTTTGCCAGTTTGTGTTACGGCCTTTTATCAGGTTGCCGCGTGCCATGCCTGAAAGTGGGGCGCCGTTGCCTAGGGAGTTATCAAAGTGAGCT